GAACTCGATGTTCGCCACCGACTCAAAGCGATGAACGCCCTCGGTCGTTACCAACCTCTTGCCCACGGTGAGAATCGATTCGTTTCCTACCGTCACGTACGATGAGTCACCGAGCAGTGTGGTCGACTGATCACCGCGAACGGTCTTGTCGGACGTCTTACCGACCACGTTGGTCTCAGTACCGTCGATTAGGAGTCGCTGATCACCGCCGACGTGAATCGATCGTTTTTCAAGTACGTTGGTCGACTCATCAACGGTGATCTCCTTGACGTCCGACCCGTCGATCTTACTCTCTCGATTGCCCGCGATGTAGGTGTGCATCGAGCCACCGACCTCAAGAGTATAGTCGCCCTCGACCATGTGACGCATGTTACCCTCGACCGTCACATTCAGATCACCTTGAACAAACATATTCTGATCACGAAGGGTAATGTTGTAACCGTCACCTACAATCTTTACTGTGGTCGTGCCGTCGTGCAGGATCTCTCGATACGACCCCGACGCATGCGACTCAGTGATTCTTGTATTATCCGATGTCGAATCAAATTCTTCTACCTGACCTCCTTCGAACTCACGAACCGAGTTATACGGATAGCTGGATTCCTGTTCCCCACGAAGGTCGGGCTCGTCCCAGGTCGATCGATCGAATTCCTCGTCACGCGGTGTGGCTGATACCGTTGGTACCTGGTACTTCTTTGCTCTTTGAATCTCGGTTATTCTATTATCAAGCCGAGCCTCATAGGTCGGATGTTCTAGAAAACGTTCCTCATCGTTTATGAGTGAGAGTTCTGAGTCCCCCTCGGACCAACGAGGAAACACTCCGAACGGATCCGAGAAACCCTGAGAAAAGTCCGGCCTATCATCATAGGTGCCAGGGATCGAACCGATTACAAGGGGATCCTGAAGATTCTGATCCATGTACATGACGATTACCCAGGTACCCTCGACGAGTTGTGAGAGCGCGGGTCCGGAGGTAGACGCATTTGCCGGTTGCATAACGAACGACCAGGGAAGAGAGTCTATCGGAACATCGGCCTTACGGTCCGGAGAATGAAGGCCGAATACACGAACGCGCACTCGCCCCAGCCGCTTCGGGTCGTTTCGGTCCTCGACAACGCCCATGTAAAAACCACCCATCATCTTGGTTCTTCCCTCACAAATGAAGCCTCTTCACCTATTCCATCACGAATAAGTTCGACAGACATGTTGTACTCATAGTTCTTAATGTAGTGCCGGATAGCGGATATGATATATTTACCCGAATTAAATTTATCCATCTCCTTGTAGGAACCAGAGAGTCGCGGCATCGACTTAAGAAGGTCGTAGTCCACGGTCTGCCCAACGGTAAAAGGTTCATTGTTTTCAAGAGTAAATGCAATCGAGTCCATGTAGACCTTCACGACGGTCGTCGCGTGTCTGCGAATATAGGAGTTTAGTGTGGTTCGATCCTTGTCATCGATCGTATTAAGATTCGGCGGTTCCTCATTGAACGCAAGTTCGTTTCGAGGAAGATACGTGTTATGAGTATTGAACTGTTCCTCCGGTCTTAATCCTTCTCCATCAACAAAGTCGGGCGATATCCAATTCTGAAAGAAGGGCGGCGCATCGTTCTTATAATTAAACTCGACTACCTCGTACTGGCGCGTCGAAGGATCAGTGATAATAATGTTCGATGCGAGTGATCCTTTGTTTAGATTGTCGAATAGATCATAGGCCCTTGAGATACTCTCGTCGTATACGTTGCCTCTTTCTTTGAGGCTCTTTCGTGATGCCTGACCCTCCGGATCATCGTTTACAGGAGTCTTGCCACTTATTCTTGTGATGCTCTCTCGTTCGGCCATCCTACCGAATGAGTCGAGACGAATCTCGTTTGGATAAAACGTCTCATATACGAACATTGGTGTGTTGTCGTCAGCAAGAACGTTCTTAATGATCATATCGATGGCCTGGAGGGGCTTCATATACGGAAAGACGATCGAATGTTCGGTCTTGCCCACCGTGCCGTCCATGGAAACGACACTCGTACCGAGATGGTCCTCGAATACCAGCTTTATGATCTCATCGGAGACACCCTCGTACGACTGAGAGAATAGGCTAACCGCGTTTCGAGTCTGAACGACAGAGTTCAAGGATATCTCGAATACACCGACACCATCGTTCTGCTTCGACACGTTTGTGACACGATTCGCAAAGAATACTTTTGTCGTAAGCTGATCGTCCCTCTTCCACTGAATAGAAATTCTTTCCTGACCAACCATGGGCACATCGGCGAGTATCATCGAGTTATCGACAACGACCATGTTGCCATGAATGTATGGTCGATAGATGGACTCGAACAAAGACAACTCCGTAACATTATCCGAGATGTCAAATTCCTCGCCGTCATGGGCGGTGATAAGTATCTTAAAGTCACCTATACCCGATGGTGAGTTACTAAACAGCTCAGTATCGGCAGACATTACGACGCTCTTGCTCTTCTCATCTCAACTTCAAACTCGTTTACAACACCACGAATAAACTCGGGGCGAATCACCTTTAGCCTACCCCTGTTGTCGTTGTCTTCGGTCTCGATCTCTTCGATGGTTGTCGGCACAGCATTTTCTACGAACCATGGAACTCTGTTGCCGTCGGGATCCGTAAAGAATGCCGGAGCCTTGTACGCCGGAATCACCGACTCGACCTTTGCCGGAGACAGTGACTCCTGACCGATCACATAGTTCGTTCCGTCTCGCCAGATCTCTTCGTCGTCCCAGGCATTGTCGTTTACCTCGTTCCAGAGACCGGTAAGAAGAACCCAGACCTCCTCGGGATCATCAAGAACGTTGAACGTATCCATCGGAACTCGCTCTGCCTGAATGTATCGACGAGTCGGAAATACGTTTAGCACACGGTACACGTTCTCAATATCATGGGCAACGATCTCACCGGGAATAAAGTTTCCGACCACCGTGTCAAGAGGGTCAATGATCAGCGCATCACCGGGATGCTTTCGCTCGAGCGTCTTTCTCAGTGACGGGACACTTCGCGGCATGTCCTTCCACGTGTTAATGATGTCCGCATTAAGAATCGGAATCGTCCAGTAGAAGTCAGGAGTACCGTACAGTTTGTTCGAGATGTTATCGAGACGCTCGGTCGGCTCAGCGTTATAGAACGTATAGAACGCCAGATCATCCGCCACTCTTGAAAAGACCTGTGTGTACTGCGATAGCTTCGTGACCTTCTTGATCACGTTCTCAGAGAGTACATATTCCTCTTTACGAAACTGTGTAAAATACGTCATAGTCCTCGTGCCACCTCCTTCCGTGAGATCGGTCGAAGTTCCGTAAAGGAAAGTTCAAGAGTGATCTCAACGGGAATACCGTTATCGATAAAATAGGATATCGAGTTCGGATTGTAAGTTACATTGATCGATGTACACGCCAACTCCGGAAGCTTAATGACTCCGGAGCCGCCCTGCTTATACGATATGTTAAAGACGTCCGGAAACTCGTACTCAAGACCGTCCTCGTTTGGATAGGCAGCCAGCCTAAAGAACTGAATGATCGCGGGTACGTCGAGCGCCTCCTTGAATGAGTGAGGCACGAAACGAAACGAGAACGAAAAGTCTCGAATGTTCGGTGAGTTGAACAACATAAACTCGCGAGGATTCGTTACTCTCTGGAATGCACGCTGCGATACTCCTCCGATTCCGCCACCAAGAGCGGAAAGGATTGATCGACCCGTGCCTCCAGCGACATCACCTATATCGGCGGAGGACGTTTCGTCAGTATTTCTTCCTCCGCCAGGGAATCGATCCAGTATGGCCTGAAGACCGCGACCGGCTAACCCCTCCTCGAACGACTCGTAGTTAAATGAGTCGGAGATCGTATGGCCAACTGGAAAATACAGTCCAACCGATCCACCGGTCTTCGTCTGATTTACTTCGGCGGTGGAGCGATTTCGTCTGTCGTACTGAGCGCGGTGTGTCTCAAAGAGAATCCATGGATCGGTGTTCCCGTCAAGATCTTCTGGAAATCTTAGATTCGCCATGTGATATAAATATCTCTGATGTTACGTAACAATTTGTATTATTTATATGGCGTATAAAGGTAAATTCACTCCCAAGCATCCGGAAAAGTACGTGGGCGATGCCAAGAATATCGTGTATCGCTCACTCTGGGAGAGAAATACCTTTCGCTGGATCGATGCGAATTCGTCGATCGTATACTGGAACTCGGAGGAATTGATCGTTCCCTATGTCTGTGAGACCGACAAAAAGGTACATCGATACTATATGGATCTTTGGTTCCAGACACGCGACGGTAAGAACTATATGATCGAGATCAAACCAAAGAAACAGACGCAACCGCCTAAGACACCAAAGAGAAAGACACGTCGATACATTAAGGAATCACTTACCTTTGTCAAGAACCAATCAAAATGGAAGGCCGCATCGGAATTCGCACTCGACCGTGGATGGACCTTTGAAGTATGGACAGAGGATACTCTTAAACAACTCGGTATCAAAATAATCAAATAGGGTATATACCCCTTGCCCGACAACAAATTTATTATATCACAGTTCTTATGACTTGTAAATCCCTCCGACACATATAAATAATATCATGGAAACATTCAAACAATATCTTCTGGAAAGAACGGGTGACAAGGGTCTTACGATCTTTGATATCGATGATACGCTGTTTCATACCAGGGCCAAAATCGATGTCGTTAAGGACGGTGAGGTAGTACGATCACTCACTAATCAAGAGTTCAATGTATACAAGTTAGGACCTGGAGAAGAATACGACTTTCACGAATTTAAGTCTGCTGAGATTTTTTTCAAGACATCCACGCCGATTGGTAGAATGATCGGAAAGATGAAGGCAATTCTTAGGAACGCCGTCAGAAGAGGATCACGTGTGATTCTTGTAACCGCACGTGGTGATTTCGACAACAAGGAGCTGTTCTTAAACACGTTCAGGGCTCACGGTATCGATATCGATAATGCATATGTCGAACGTGCAGGAAATCTAGGACTCGGATCACCGGCAAAGAACAAGAGATTCATCTTCCATAAATACCTCAGGTCCGGTGATTATGGAAGGGTTAGATTGTTTGATGACAGTAAACAAAATTTGAACACCTTTATGTCTTTACAAAAACACTATCCTGATGTTACGTTCGAAGCATGGTTCGTAAACAGTGACGGAACGACAAAAAAGTTTAGATAGCATATGTCATCACTCTTCACAGAACTTCAGGCAGCCGCGTTCCGAGAAGGACTCAATCCTCGGACAAAAAAGGCGCGTGAATGGTTTCGCAAAAAGGCGCGGCAGCTGACCGACGTGAACAGACTCGATCTTATCGCCGACGAGAGGCTCACTCAGCTACGTGCCCCTCGGACCGGTAAGATGTATATGTTCACGTACGATCCAAAGACAAAGCAGCAGCTTCCTTACTACGATACGTTTCCTCTGATACTTTTTGTCGATACTTACCAGGGTGGATTCCGTGGTCTGAACATGCACTATCTTCCGCCGCCCGCTCGAGCACGTCTGTTCGATGCACTGCTAGAAACGGCAAATAACAGAAAGTTCGATGAGTCGACGAGGCTGAAGCTTAATTACAATCTGCTCAGCTCGACGGCTAAGTACTCTGCCTTTGCGCCTTGCTTCAAACACTACCTGTCACTACCTGTCGGGACACGTGAAGTCGAGAGTGGTCGAGGTCGATGCACCCGAATGGTCGATCGCACTCTTTCTACCGACAGAGTCGTTCCGCAAGGCATCGACTCGCAAGGTCTGGGCCGACTCGAGGAAGATGATATGAGCGCTAGAATCGATGATTTTAAGGCTGCCTTCACCGAGGGTCTTGCAAGAACGAATAGGTATCGAGTCACTCTGCCGGACGTTACGTTTGGCACGGACACCG